TCTACCGTTGGGTAGCCACACATGTCTTGGGTCAGCACGAACCAACCAACGTGTCACGTAAGTTTCGCGATGGCTGGGAGCCGGTGAAAGCAGTAGACCATCCTGAGTTGATGATTACTGGTAGTGAAAAGACAGGAAACGTCGAAATTGGTGGACTCATGCTTTGCAAGATGTCTGCCGAAAAAGCGCGTTCTCGGGACGACTACTACGACCAGCAAGCTCAAAACCAGATGGAATCAGTGGATAACCACTTCATGCGAAACAATGATTCGCGTATGCCTTTGTTTGCTGACCGCAAGTCAACAACCAGTCGCGGCGCGGGTTTTGGTTCAGGTTCAAAGTAAACAAGGAGTCTCTAAATGGCATCTACAGCTACCCCCTACGGGCTAATCCCCGTAAATCGTAATGACGGCATGCCCTATGCTGGCGCTACGAGTCAGTTCTTGATTGACCCCGCTGGTGAAGGCACAAACCTGTTTTACGGGCAAGTCGTCATCATTGGCGCTGATGGTTACATCGCTTTGTCTACCGCTACTGGCGCAGACTTAACTACCAACAACCTCGGTGGCAACAACTTGGGTGCTTGGGGTGTGTTCGTTGGTTGCTCCTACGTTAACGCGCAGGGCCAAGTAATCTACGGTCAATACTACCCATCTGGCACAACTGGTGTGGTGACTGCATACGTTATCACCGACCCCAATGTGACTTTCCAAGCACAATTGGACGGCGTTGCTGATCAGTCAGACCTCGGTGCAAACACTTTCTTTGCTGCTGTGCAGTCCACTTCTACAGGTAATACCCGTACAGGTAACTCAACCAGCGCATTGGAGTCAACCACTCAAACCGCCGCTGCCGCGTTCAAGATCATTGGTTTTGCTTCCCCAATTACCGATGCCTTCCCAGACGTGTTGGTTAAGTTCAACCCCGGCGCACACGCCTACACCAACGCCGTTGGCATCTAAGGAGCACATAAATGGCTATTTCACGCGCACAACTACTCAAAGAACTGCTCCCCGGCCTGAACGCTTTGTTCGGCATGGAATATGCACGTTACGGCGAAGAGCACAAAGAGATCTACGAAACAGAGAAATCTGAGCGTAGCTTTGAAGAAGAAACCAAGTTGGCTGGCTTCGGTGCCGCACCTGTTAAGAACGAGGGCTCTGCCATCGCTTACGACAATGCACAAGAAGCATTCACCGCCCGCTACAACCACGAAACCATTGCCTTGGGTTTCTCAATCACTGAAGAAGCGGTTGAAGATAACTTGTACGACAGCTTGTCTGCTCGCTACACCAAAGCCTTGGCCCGTGCAATGGCCTTCACCAAACAAGTTAAGTCCGCTTCCGTCATCAACAACGGTTTTAACGGCTCTTACTTGGGCGGCGACGGTGTCACTTTGTTTGGTAACAATGCTTCCAGCGTTCGCGTTGGTCACCCACTGGTCAACGGTGGCGTGAACTTCAACAGCCCCTCCGTTGGTGTGGACTTGAACGAAACCTCTTTGGAAAATGCCGTGATTCAAATCGCGGCATGGACTGATGAGCGTGGTCTGTTGATCGCCGCCAAGCCTCGCAAGATGGTTGTTCCTCCTTCACTGATGTTCGTTGCCAAGCGTTTGCTGGACACCGAACTGCGTGTTTCTACTGCTGACAACGACATCAACGCGTTGAAGCAGATGGGCGTAATCCCTGAAGGTTACTGCGTCAACCACTTCTTGACCGACACAAACGGCTGGTATTTGATTACCGACGTTCCAAACGGCATGAAGCATTTCGAGCGTATGCCTCTGGCTAACTCAATGGACGGAGACTTTGACACTGGAAACGTCCGTTACAAGGCTCGTGAGCGTTACAGCTTCGGCTGGTCTGATCCTCTCGGTATGTGGGGTTCAGCAGGCGCGTAAGCGACTTGAGAAAAGGGGGCTAGCGCCTCCTTTTCTTTTGCTGTATATTCAAACCATTCCGGGGTTTTCCGGTGTATCTGACAGTCCCGGCTGACGACATGCAGACAGATACGCCTAACTTGCATGTAAGGAAAAAATCATGGCATTGACCACCTTCTCCGGCCCAGTCTCTTCTCTCAATGGTTTTATCGGTGGTACAGCCGCTAGCCCTATTGTTGAAACCACTGCTGGCAACGTATCCGAGTTTTACGCTACGACTTCAGCCACCACGGGCGATACGCGCCTGTCGTACAACCGTTTGGAATTTACTTCCACCGGTTCTGGCGAAACCATTCGCGCACTGACACGAGTCACAGGCGCTGGTGCAGCTACTGGCGGTACTGTCAACGGTGCACACGTTAGCTTGAGCATCAACGGTTCCGGCACTATTTCTGGCGCGGGTAACGCTCTTCGCGCTACTCTGGGTGGTTCTTCTACCAACCCCGGCGGCACAATTGCAGCTATCCAAGCTGATTCTGACTTTGCTTCTGGCGGTACTTGGACAAATGCTTCGTTCATCCGCTTCACAAACAGCGGTACAGGCACTGTTGCAAACTTGTTCAATGTGCCATCAGGCATGGTCACGGCCAACACCCAAGGCGCAGCTACAAACTCGTTGAAGATTGTGGACAGCGCGGGTACTGCGTACTACATCATGTTGACTACAACCAACTCATAATGCAGATCACCAAGGAATTCTTGGAGACTGAGATCCGTGACCTTGAGACTGAAGCGCAGAAAGCCCAAACCTTTTTGATTCAATCTCAGGCCACGATCCAAGCGTACAAGATGCTCATAAACAGGTTAGAAGCACCAGAACTGGAGCAGCAAAATGACGATGCAATATGACGTAAAACAAGGACATTTAAACCAAAGCGGTTTTTTTGTGCTTGGACGCAACCGTGTAAAGGGCGTTTCTTTTTATGGCGGTAGCGGGACTTTGGTATTGTTTGATACAACCGTAGCCCCAGTAACTTCAAGTGTTAGTTATGGTCGTAGTGGTACGACTGTGACGATTGCAAAAACTGCGCATGGGTTAACAACCGGCACTGTTGTCGGCATTCACTTTGACGGCGGTTCTGGTGGCGCTGCTACTGATGGCAATTACGCCATCACTGTAACAACCGCAGATGCGTTTACGATCACAGATATCAATACTGGGACTATCACAGGTTCTCCGGCAGCGGTTTATGTTAGCGGCGCAAATCGTTGGCTGTTAACCTATGAAACGCACTCATCAGATGAGTTCCAGAATGCTCCGCTTATTCCCGGCGAAGGTGTATTGGCAGTAAATGGAGTTTATGCCTACATGAGCGCTATTGACGCAGCGCAGATTTACTATGGCTAAATCCCCAGCATGGACGCGCAAGGAAGGGAAGTCCGAGAGCGGAGGCTTGAACGCCAAAGGTCGGGCTTCTTACAACAAGGCGAACCCCGGGAAGCCGGGTTTGAAAGCTCCTCAGCCCGAGGGCGGCAAACGCCGCGACTCTTTCTGCGCCCGTATGAAAGGTATGAAAGCGAAGCTTACGAGCGAGAAGACCGCAAACGATCCGGATTCGAGGATTAACAAAAGCCTGCGGGCTTGGAACTGCGCTGAAGGCGGATACGTCACCAAAGCAGATGGCTGTGCCGTCAAAGGCAAAACCAAAGGACGGATGGTATGAACAACGACATAAAAACAATGACTGATGGCGCTGCTGTGGTTGTTGGACTTGGCGGTTTCATGGGCTGGATGACCCCTGTTGTAGCACTCATTGGTGGAGTATTGACCATTGTGTGGATGATTATCCGCATCTGGGAAACTGAAACAATTAAAAACTTGGTGGCTAAGTATGCCAAGCAAAAGTAAGAAGCAGCACAATTTCATGGAAGCGGTGGCCCACAACCCATCGTTTGCCAAGAAGGTGGGAGTCCCACAGTCTGTGGGCAAGGATTTTTCAAACGCCGACAAAGGCAAAACTTTTAAAAGAGGTGGTGATATGGCTAAAGCAAACCCTTTCATGGAAATGATTGCCAAGAAAAAAGCAATGGGCAAAAAAGAAATGCCAATGAAAAAGATGGCTTCTGGTGGCATGACATCAATGGGCTCAGTAAAGACTGCTGCTCCCAGCCGTGACGGTGTTGCTGTAAAAGGCAAGACCAAAGGCAAGATGGTCACCATGAAATCTGGCGGCAAAGCCTACTGCTGACATGATG